AATAACGGATATAATTGTAATGAAGGCGGGGATCAACAAACCATTGGAGAAAATAATAGTAGATCTAAACTAACAGAAGAAGATATAATTGAAATAAGAAAAGCATATAATAATCATGAAAAACAAAAAGATGTATATAAAAAATATGAAAATATAATAAGTTTTGGATACTTTCAAAATTTATGGCAAGGAAGAGCATGAAGTCATGTAATGCCAGAAGTTTTTACCAAAGAAAACAGAGAATATTATATCTATGAAAATAGTAAAGGCGAAAATGGAGCTTCTGCAAAATTTACAGATGATGAAGATATACAAATAAGAAAAAGATATGTAAATGAAAGTGCCAAAAATATATATAAAGATTATAAAGATAGAGTATCTTTTCAAAGCTTTCAACAAATTTTATGAGGAAGATATTATTCCAATCTTCCAATTTATAAAAAGAAAGAAAAAATATGAATTAATAATGAACCTGTATCGACTATTCCCTAAGCCTTCTGGGCAGGGAAGTAGGGCTGCTATTGATACGCAGTTCGAAATGGTCTCCTCTCAATAGAGAGTAAAAGATAGTCAGTGCTTATGGAAACATAAGAATAACATGCGATGGAGCTCATATCAAGAATTTATTTTATACTTTTATATGGAATTTCTGTCCACAATTAATTCAAGACGGATATGTATATGCGGGAGTTCCTCCCTTATATAAAATAACCACTTCAAAAGGTTATAAGTATCTTAAAAATGATGAGGCTCTTGAACAATATAGGCAAGAGAATGTTGGTAAAAAATATACGGTTAACCGTTTAAAGGGTCTCGGAGAAATGTCCGTAGACGAGACCGAGGAAACTTTAACAGATCCTAATAACAGAATTATTAAACAAATCACTGTTGAAGATGCGGCTGCCGCTGATGAATTATTTGAAGATTTAATGGGTGGTAAAGTTATTCCAAGAAAAGAATATATTAAAGCTCATAGTAATGAAGCTACATACAATATGGAATAGGAGGTTGAATTATGAAAATTATAATGAGTCAAGAAACTTATGACCAAATGAGTAAAGAAATTGAAACTAAAAATATATTTAGTTTAATTTCTTACTTAAAAGGTTTATACAATAGTGCTACTATTGTAATAAATAATAATTTAGAAGATAATAATATTGTAATAATGAATGAAGAAGATAAGGAGAATTAATATGAAGAATGATTTAATAAATGAATTAGGCACTAATTTTATTGAATATGCGGTTGCTGTTAATACTGACCGTGCTATACCAGATGCAACATCTGGATTAAAACCAGTAAACCGCCGCATATTATGGTCTGCATATAGTAATGGTCAAACTTCTAATAAGCCTCATGTTAAAAGTGCTCGTATTGTAGGTAACGTCATGGGGGCACTTCACCCTCACGGTGATTCTAGTATATATGGAGCCATGATTAATCTATCTCAAGAATGGCGTATGCGTTATCCATTGATAGATATTCATGGTAATAATGGTAATATCGCTGGAGATGGCGCTGCAAGTATGCGTTATACAGAAGCAAGACTTTCTAAGATTGCTGAAGATGGTATGTTAAGCGGGTTAAAAAAGAAGAATGTTGATTTTATGTTAACGTATGATGAGGCAGATGAAGAACCTATTACATTACCAGCCATATTTCCTAATCTATTGTGTAACCCTAATCAAGGGATTGGTATGTAAAAATGCCTGTTACACCTTTACCTGTTTATCACAGGGGTATTTTAATTAAAATTAGTCAACTTTAATTAAAATGCTAACGGGGAAACCTAAATATATACGAAGGGTTTCGTATGTACATGGTAATCCCGTGGGAAATAATACTTTAATCCTTCGTATAAGGAGGAAATAAAAATGACACAAACTTTTAATTTAAAAAATTGTCCTAAAGTCGCAGGAATTTATAAAATAAATTTTCCAAATAAAAAATGCTACATAGGATTAAGCAATAATATTTTAAGAAGAATGAAAGAACATCAAAATGATACACGACAACCTGTTTTATATGCTGCTATTCAAAAATATTTTCAAGGAAACATTCCTGAATTTGAAATTTTAGAAATAATACCAGCGGATGACAAACAACAATTATTAGAAAAAGAGCATTATTATGTAGAATATTATGAATCTAATAAAAAAGAAAAAGGATATAATCTAAATGCTGGTGGAAATTTATATGGTATTTACAATCCACAAGGAAAATTTAAAGAAGAAGATATTTTAAATATCTATACATTATTAGAAGATAATGAATATCCTATGATAAAAATTTCTGAAATGTATGACTGTAGCAGAAGAACAATAGAAGAAATTAATAAAGGAAATAGATATTTTCATTCAAATAAAAAATATCCACTAAGAAAAGAAAAAATTTCTCAGAATGGAATAAAAAATCCTAATGCTAAATTTAATCAAGAACAGATAAATAATATTATTTATGATTTAAAAAATACTCTGATGGAATATAAAGATTTAGCAAAAAAAATATAATTGCAGTTCTACGACAATAGGAAATATTTGCAGAGGAACAAGTTATAAACAAGAGAATGAAATATATCCATTAAGAAAAAGAAATTTTATTTTAAATAATAAATTAAAAGAAAATAAAGTATTAAATCCTGTATCGACTATCCTCGAATCGGAGGAGTAGGGCTGCTATTGATACGCAGTTCGAAATGGGTGTTGCTAAGTTTTAAACTTAGTTAAGATATAGTCAGTGCCTATGGAAACATAGGAGCTACACGGTTGCAATGGCTTGTAATTGGCTTCCACATAATTTAAAAGAAGTAGCTCAAGCTATATATGATTATATGGATGGCAAAGAACCAACTTTACCTGGACCAGATTTTCCAACAGGTGGAATTATTATCAATAAAGATGATATGCCTAGTATTATAGCATCTGGTCATGGAAGTGTCAAAGTTAGAGGTTTATATGGCATAGATAAACAAAAGATTATATTTACTGAGATACCTTATGGGACAACTATTGAAGGACTTTTAAATGAAATAGGCTCAGTCTGTGATAAGAAAGAGATTGAAGGTATTGATAATGTACGAGATGAGAGTAATAAAAAAGGTATTAGAATAGTAATTGATTGCGAAAAAGAAGTTAATCCTGAATCAATAGTAAATAAACTATTCTATAAAACTAATTTACAAACATCTATATCATATAATCAAGTAGCTTTAATAGATAAAACTCCAACAGAGTTAAATTTAAAAGATTGTATTAAAATATATATAGCACATAATATTAGTTGTTTAATTAAAGAAGTTAATTTTGATTTGAATAAGGCAAAAGCCAGATTACATATTGTAGAAGGTTTATTAATTGCACTTGAAGATATTGATAATGTTATTCAATTAATTAAAACATCAGAAAGTGCGGCCGCCGCAAAAATTAACTTAATGAATAAATATAAATTAGATGAAGATCAAGCTAAGGCTATATTAGATATGAAATTATCTAAATTGGCTAAGTTAGAAAAAACTGAACTTGAGACTGAAAAGAAAGAATTAATTGCTACTATTGATGATTTAACTGATTTATTAAATTCAGAACCTAGACAAATGAAGACTATAAGAGATAGACTAACTGCTCTTGTAAATAAATACGGTGATGAAAGAAGAACTAAGCTAGTTCAGATAGATGTTAAACCAGAAGATAAAGAAATAGCTACAGTAACTCCTGAAGATGTTGTTGTTATGTTGACACAAACAGGAAACATTAAAAGAATACCTAAAACTAGTTTTAGAACACAAAAACGCAATGGTAAAGGTATTAAATCAGAAAATGATGCAATACTTGCTTCTATATCAACTAATACCGTAGATAATTTGCTATTGTTTACTAATTTAGGTAAAATGTATAAAATATTAGTAGATAAACTCCCAATAGGTACAAATGTGTCTAAAGGTCAAAATATATCATCTTTAATTAATATGGATGTTAATGAGAAGGTGATTGCGGCCGCCAGTCTTGATAGGGGTACAAATAAGAAATACGTTGTATTTATAACTAAGCAAGGTCTTGTTAAGAAAAGTTTATTAGAAGAATATACCTCATTAAAGAAATCAACTGGAGCTCAAGCTATCAAGATCAAGGATGGAGATAGTATAGCAAATGTATTATTTATGGATGAGGAAGATATGATTTTAGTTACTAAGAAAGGTATGACAATTAGATTTATAACATCTGATATTAATCCTATTGGCAGAGTAACCTCTGGTATTAAAGGTATTAAATTAGGTGAAGGGGATGAAGTCATAATCGGACTTGCTATTAACAAGAGTGATAAATATATAGCATTTATAAATACAAACGGAACTGGTAAGAAGTGTGAGCTAGATAAATTTATGGTACAAGGACACCCAGGTAAAGGAGTTAAAGGATGCGGAGAAGATTTCGCGGGCGCCGCAATAGTAAATGATGATAGTAATTTAT